CAGTCCGCAACCGCGACGGCCAACCCGGACGGAACGCGCCCCAGTTTCCGGCCACCCGATATTCCCCAGACATAGGAGCGAGAGCATGGACCTTACAAAACAGTGCGCGAACTGCGGATACAACCACAACGGCTCCGCAATGCCCTCGCGAACAAACGTGGTCGGCCCCGACGGACGGGAGGTCACGCCCGAATATGCCCCCGAGGTGAAGTCCACGGGCGAATGCCCCCGGTGCCGCTTCCCGATCGGCTACCCACGCCAACCCCTCACCGATCCAAATGGCAACCGTCTCGACCACTCAGAGCTTAAAACACTTGAGCAAATTGAGGCAGAGAGTGGAATTGTTGTGACCAAACCATCTGTGCAGCAAGCATCCGAGATTCCACTGCCGGAAGCGCCACAACCCAAGCCACCGGACACCCCCGAAGACAATCCGGTCACCATCGAGGCAAATCCCTTACCGGAGTAGTGTATGCCTGCTCAATCGGTTGTGTTCTCGATCTATGCGACGCCGGACCTGATCCCGGAGGGCGATCTCGGGCCGCTCTGTGAATTCCTGGGGGAGGACTTCTCGCCGATCCTGGATCTCATGGGGCTTGACATGGCCCAGTGGCAGCAGCGCAACTTCGAGGACAAAGGGCAGACCTTCGGCGTGCCCTGGGCAGCCGTGACACCCAAAACGCAGCGGGAGAAAGACCGTCTCGGGTTCGGGGACGAAACCCTCGTGCGGACCGGGCGACTGGCCTCCGAGGTGGGCGAGACGATCCTGCTCACCGCGAATTCCGTAACGACGGGAATCAATCTGGATTTCGCGCCCTATGCAGCGGTCCATGACAATCCCTCATCCGATTCCTGGGTTCCACAGCGCATCCTCGTGGCGCTCGTCCCGGCGGAAATCGACCAGCTTCAGAAGCGGCTCATTGATTATATCGTGATGCGAACCGGCATCGCCCCTTCGGGGATCGAGGTTCGCGCCAGCGAAATCACGCCTTCGTAGGTCACTCCCATGCCTGCACCGCAAACGATGATGCCGCTCCGGCAGGCGCTCGACTACGCCCTCCAGGACCTGATCCTGACCTACGGGATTCCGTCCATCAACGCGACGTTCGCGGCCGCCGGGGTTCCTGCTTCTCTTCAGATCTCAGCGGCACAGGTGCCGATTGGAGATCTGAAGGCGGTCGGACAACCTCTGGTCTGCATCGTCCATGGGCGGGATCAAGACTTGCCGGAAGGAACCGGGCTGTACGAACTCACGCAGATGACGGAGATACGGGTCAAGACGCCGATCGCGGTGGGGAACAGCCCGGAGGCATTCTCCTACTTCGAAGGCGTCGTGAGCGACACGCTCCGCGACCTGTTCAACAACAGCCACACGCGCACCCTGTATCCGAAGAACCCGGCGACGGGTGGCTATGCGCTGCCGCCGAAAGGCAACGGAGAGCCCTGGGGCTTCACGGAGTGCGAGCGCATCTCCGGCGGCCCGATGAACTGGCCGGAGATCTCCGCCGAAGGCAAGACCTATTACCACGGATATCTGATCGTCCACCGCGCGATCATCCACTACGCCCAGAACCGAACCACATACATCGGCCCCTCGTAGCCATTGCTCGGGCCTCCTTTTCCTGAATGCCGTGATCGGCGGGAGAAAACCATGTCTCAAATCTTCGTCCCAGGCGGCGCGCGCAAGGGATTCGATGGCGCGTTCGTGTGCGCGACCGATCCGGCGTCCGGCTCCCCGGTCTCCTACTGCTTCGCAAACGATATCGTGCGGCTCAGCCTGTCCGACAACCGTGGCTATGCCGATGCGGTGGACAATTCCGGCCTGACCCACATCACCATTCCCGGCGTGCGCACGGGCGCGATTCAGGTGATGGGGAACCTGCAGCCGGACCGCTCCATCGGAGCCCTCATCAACACGGCCTTCGGAGCGCGCGTGAACGGTGGCCTGACCCCGTGGGTCGGCTCCCTGATCCCGTACTCAGGCGGCACCGCGCGAACGTTCACCGGACTCTGGTGGAATACGTTGGATCTCTATGGGCAATACTCGCAGGGCGGCGTTCCCGGCAAGATCGGCTACACGCTGAGCGGAGCCATCGCGGACCCGCTGAACAGCCTTGCGGCGTCCGATCTCAGCATCCCGGCAGCGGCAGGCACGATCGGGGCAGGTGTCCCACATTTCATCCAGTGCGGGTTCGGAAACGGGGCGTCATCGAGTCCGACGACCTACGACAGCATCCGGGCCTTCCGGCTCACGCTGAACAACCGGCTCTCGGCGCAGCCATCCGCGAAAAGCCGCACCGCGAGGATTTCGAACGGCTATGTTCCAGGGCCTTTGATCGGCTCTTATGTGATGACACAGTTGCTCGGCGCGACGCAGGCGATCCCGCTGGCTGCCGGCGTCTACCCCATTGAGATCCAGATCCCGACCGGGGATGGTTCCCACACGCTCCTGGTGGACCTGACGGTCTCGTACGATGCGGACTCGACGTCGGTGTCCCCGAACGACTATGCGCCGAACGTCGGGGCATACACGGTCTTTGGCACGAACAGCGTGAACTCGGCGTCAAGCTGGCCGATCAACACCAGCTATTCCTAAGCTTCCCGAAAATCTATCTAGGGGAGATGGTCACTTCTCCCCGGAGGTTCCATGCAAATCACGATACAGGCGGCTCAGGTCAGCCCCTCCCGGTGGGTGACCTTCACGCCTTCCGCCGATCTCAAGGACTACGACCCCGCAGTCATCACGGCCTGGGTAATCGAGTACAAGCGCCCGAATACAGGCACGATCATTGACGCACAGAGCGGCGTCGAGGAATTCGGCGCGAGGCGCAACCCGCAGGGCAACTATGTCAATCCGGCTACCGCCGCGATAGCCTACGAGGCGTCCTACGCAAAGGTGCATCTTATCTCGGTCGCTGGGCCGGAATTGTCCATCACTGGCGAGATCACCAAAGAGAAAGTCTATGAAATACCGATGGAGATTCTGACTGCGTTCGTGACGCGGACGGACCCGACCACGCGCGTTTCGGCGGGGGACATCCAGAGTTTAAAAGTGAAGCCTGCGGCGGACGACCCGACGCCCTAGCGGCGGGCTCCTGGGTCGATGCGTTTATCAAGACGGAAGCGGACCTGGAGGGCATCCATTCCTACCTCGCGCCGCTTCCCGCCGCAAGCTCCCGCGGCGAAATGCTGTACTGGGTCGCGGATCAGATGGGCGTCTGGGCAGGCGATCTCCAGGACATGGACCCCGTGGAGGGCGGCAAGTTCCTCGCCCTCTGCCAGTCGCTAGGTTCCAGCCGCACCAAATACCTCGAAGCCTTGATTCGGCAGATGTCCACGTTGATTTCAATTCTATCGCGTCCGGCAACCCCCAGCATATGAGGCTCTGTCATGATCTGGCATTGGCAATGGTCGAACCATAGACAATTTCTCGTGTCCATCTTTCTGGACGGCGAACCATTGGAGAATTGCTTTCTGGCGGACGATGAACTCGGAGTCGCGTATTGCCACGATTTGAAAGCACTCCCGCATGAGAAACCGATCCCTGGGAAATGCGCCTTTGTCCCGGTCGCCTTTGTGACCAATGAGTTCGGGGACCATAACGTCGTGCGCCGCACCGGCAAGGTGGAGATCCGGCGCGCTGTCTACGATGAGGCGGTCGGGGGCCGTTACGATCCGCTCGGACTCGACGGGTTCCGCAGCATTGAGGAAGCGTATCGCCTGACAGGGCAAGATGTCTCGGAAAGCAGTGCTGTGATTTCAGTGGCTCATTGCCATGACGAACGTGACGGCGAGCACCAGGCATGTGGGGATGACGATCAGCAGGGACACTACCAGCATGATCGGGAACGGCTCGTCGCTCTTTGAACCCTTCGGCACATATTCCGTGATGGCAGGGCCAATTGGGACGCGGAAACGACCGCCGCAACCAGGGCAATAACGCGCCCCTTCAGCGGGCCTCACTCCGCACCGGGAGCAGGTGAAGTACTTCACCTGCTTGACGCGATGGCCTTTCGGGGGATTTGGCTGGCTGGCCGTGCGAGCGCCACACCGGCTGCAAAACGGCATCCCAGGGGTGATGTTAGCCCCGCATCGTGGACAATCGCCAACTTGTGCCTTTCCCTGTGCGGCCTGGCATCGAAGGCATGGCCCCCCGTCAATCAAAATACTCCCGCACGCACGGCAGTTCGACGGGGCTCCTGATGACTGCTGTTTTCCGCAGTGCTGGCAGTAGCGGGCGTGATCCGGCGTATTGCCGCCGCAGCCCATGCACGGATGTATCCCCGCCGAGTGGCCTTCCATACCGCTATTGTACCAAAACTTGCGCACTTCCCGGTTAGCGTTTCCGCAGAGAGAACCCCATGGCGATTAATGACGAATCTCTGCTCGGCACGAGTGTCACGATCGATGCCACGGCGGCCCGGTCGGCTCTGGAAGCCCGGATGGCCGAGGCGACATCCGCTGCCACGGCGACAGGGGAATTCCCCGCCTTCGACAGTGCGGCCGTCGAGCAAAGCCTGCTTCAAGAGTGGGTCAAGGCCGGTCGCATGGGAGAACTCCGCACGGCCAAAGGCGCGGATGCCTTCACGGGGGCGCTGCAAGAGCGCATCGCGTCCGAGCAAGCGGCCTGGGCGCGTTCCCAGCAGGCATGGCAGGCCGAAAGCGTCACAGACCTCGTTCCCGTCAACCTGGACGAAATGCCCGGTGCGGGATTCGGGGGAGGAGGGGCTTTCGGAGGCGGCGGCTCCGGCAACGGAGGGTTCGGGGGAGGATCGGGCGGAAGTGACTGGGGGCCGGACGACGGCAACTACCCAGAGCGATCTGGTTGGCGTCCCGGGATGCGCGGCGAGCACTGGCAGCGGCAATACCGCGACTGGAAAGAGCGGCAGCCGGTCCCCGACATCCAGGAAGCGCAACTTGTCAACGATGACGATGTTATCGATACGACCTTCAATGTCGATGTCGAGCAGTCATGGCAAGACCGGCTGAAGAGCGCGTGGGGGAACAAGGCGTTTCGCACCACGGCAGGCTTTGCCGCAATGCAGTTTGGGCAGGAGGTGGGCTCGGCCATCGCCTACAATAACGGAGGCGAGTACCGGACGCCGGAAGAGGCTGATCGAAGTGCTTTAGGGGCTCTTCCTGGTGCCTTTGGGATTGCAGGCGCGGTTCTCGGATCGGTTGTTCCTGGGATCGGCACGGTCGCGGGCGGTTTGGCTGGCACCGGTGTCGGATCGGTTGTCGAGGGGGTGGGGGGCGCGGCTCTCGAGCGGTCCCAATACTCCCGCGAATCCGGGCAGGAACTCGCGGCGTCTCTCGGGGAAGCCGCCTCAAAAGCCAAGGAATTCTCCGAGCAGATCCAGGCAAGCGGAGTCGCCACCAAGGAGTTCTCCGAAGCGCTCGGAACTGCAGGCAGTGTCGGCAGCTTCGGCCCGAACACCGTCCCCGGCCTTACGGCTCTGACGAATTCCTTTGGAGAATTCTCGCAGCAGAACTATGGCGCGATCGCGGATGTCATCCAGCGCAATCCGATGCTGTATCAGTACGGGCAGCGACTCGCCAGTGGTGATATCAATTCGCAGGACATCGGTTCGCTGGAAATGGCGGCGGCCGACGATGCCGACTTCGGCACACTCCACACGCTCCAGCACGCCGCCCAGCAGTCCCAGCTCAAAGATAACCCCGACTATCAGTCCGCACATCAGCGGATGCGCGCTGGCGAAAACCCGTCCAGTAATTGGCTGGGCGCGTTTGCCCCGGGCGCGAACTTTCTGGCGAACTTCATCCCGGGCGCGATTGAGTCGCGTGGCATGGAGGGAGATCTTCCCGCCGATCCGATGGCTGCGCAGTCCAACGATATCGCCAACACCATGGCGAAGTTGCGTGGAGAGATCCTTCAATCCGGCACGCAGGCCGATGTTTCCCGCAATGCGCTGACGCTCACAGGATTGAATGGGAGCAGCCTTGGGGCCATCGAATCCGCCACCGGACAATACGCGAGCGATGCCGGTGAGGAGCGTGGATACCTGAACGACCGGGCCGCTATCTTGCAAAAGCAAGTCGATAGTGCGCGCAACGACACGGACCGGAACTACGCGCTCCAAAAGCTTGGCGAAGTCCAGCAGCAGATCGGCCAGATCGATCTCAATGTGGCGGGGAGTGAGAAGTCGCTCTTCGCCACCGAGACCGCAACGACCATCGGTGAATACGGAGTATCGAGTTCGGCGGGACAATTAGAGCTGACCCGCAGGCTCATGTCCGGTGGCCGCATCAGCGACCTGCAAGGCGCGGAGAATGAGATTCTTGGCACCCGGCGAGAGTCCGCGCAGTTCGAAATCAACACAGCCCGTTCCCCCGATTCCCTCCTGACGCCTCCTGAGCGGAAGCAGATGGAGGCGGGGGCGAATGCGGAACTGGCGCAGATCGCGCAGGAACAGAACGCATGGCGGTTCGCGGGTGTCGAGCAGAACATCCGCGGGGAACAGATCGGTGTACAAGGGGCAACGCTCGACTACCAGAAGGCGGGATACACCGGGAGCCCGACGGAGATCTTCGACGCGGCTCAGGATGCGGTGCGGAAGCTCACGAGCGAGTTCGATGATCTGACGCGCGCCATCCGGGACACGAAGGACGTCGATCAGCAGCAACAACTCGAAGCCCAGCGCAATGCCGTCCGGGGGCAGATCCTGGGGATTCGGCATGAGAGCCAGACGAACCTTGACGAAGGCGTGGTGGCGCTCTCGGCGACGGGCGCGGCCCAGTCGGATATCACCGGCACGATCTCCCGAATCACCGGCGGTTCCGGCGCGTCCCTCCTCGATACGCAGCAGGCCGTCGCGGATGCCGTCGCGGAGAAGCGCCGCCTTGATGAGATGGCGGGGGATACCGCGCATTACAACGAGCAGCAGCGCGCCGATTTCCGCAGGCAGTCCGAGGGAATCGACCTGCAGAACATACAGCGCTGGGAGAACCAGGCTCAGTACACCCCCGATCCCGAACTCGCGAACCGACTTATCAACGACCAGGGCTCCCTCTACCGGATGGGGCGCTCGTTCATGACGCCCGGGGATATGAATTCGGTTGCCGGGTCGTACTTCCAGGATATCGGCAGCGAGCTTTCCGGGCTGAACTCTCAGGAAGATGCCCAACGCAAGGCAATGGGAGGTACCCTCCCGGAGTTCCTCACGAACCAATACGACAGCCAGCGCAACGCCTTGATGAACAAGCAGGTCGATGCGGCGAATGACTTGGCGAACCGGTTCGCGTTCCAACTTCCGGCCATTACTGTCGGCGGCACAAGCTTCGAGGAAGCCTACATGCCGAGCATCGCGGATCTTGCGGGTGAAGTGGAGGGCGTGGCGGCGCATTCAGCCCCCAATGTGCAGCAGATGCTTCAGATCGCAGGGGGGCGCAACCTGGGATTCACGAAGTCCAGCACCTTCGACGCTTACGAGAGCATCTTCGGCGGCCTCGGGACTGCTGGCAGTGACCCGGCACGGTCACAGCCTGGCAACAAGACGGCACAGGCGCTCGCCACCGTTCCGGGGGGCGGTTCGGGCACGCCTGTGGGCATTATGCCTGGTCCAAGTTCTTCGGTTGCCGGGTTGCATCCGTCGGCATATCCGATCGTCCCGGGGCGTGATACGGCCTATGTGGCCCATGGCGGCGGAAACCATGCCTCCGCGCATGTGCCGGACTCCGCGTTCCTTGCGCATGGGGGACACAATCACGCCTCTCTGGATGTGCCGGATGACGACTTCCTCGCCCATGGCGGCGGCAATCATGCCTCTGCCAATATCCCGGATTCGGCGTTCCTCGCGACTGGCGGTCACAACCACGCTTCGATGGACGTACCCGATTCGGCGTTTATGATCGACGCAACTCCGCTGGGACCTAGTGCTGCAGGTCAGGCGCCAATGCGCGTTCCCGTCTACGCGCCCGTTCATCCCGCCGCGCCATCGCACAGCCACACCCCGCCGCCCATGATGGCCCCTGGAGGCGCATCTTCCAGCCAGGACTCAGGATCGACGGCGACGATTACGATCAAGCTCGACGCGAGCGCGCTCAAGTCCGGCTTCGTGGAAAAGACGGTTACGGTCCCGGTCACGAACCAGACAGCCGGAATGGGGCGGTTCATGCCCGGAGCGCCGCCGTAGTACGGCCCCCTAATGAGAAAGGAAGCAAAGCCCAGGAAGCGATCTTCCTGGGCTTTGTCACACCATGGCTGACATCGGACTCGACTTTCAGTTCCTGGTGGACACGCCCGTCTCGGTGTTCGGACTGCAGAAGACCGCGCCGTACCTGCGACACGACCTTGCGGGCCTCTTCGGGGCTTTCGTGGGATCGGACAACATCGTCGCCACGCGGCCTGGTGTCCAGATGGCGGGTCTGCGCATCGTCCCCGAGGCGGGCGTGCTGATCCTGGAGTCTTCTCAGCAAAAGGTTCCGACGACGCTTGCCATCGTGAACTTTCCGTCCGGGAGTTCTTCGGACTGGCACGAGCAGTTCGACAACACGTCCGGCGTCACGGCCCTCGTGATGTCGAACGCGACATGGAACAACACGTTCGACGTCGCAACCAACGGCTCTCTGGACGCAAGTAGCTGTTTTTACGCGCGGATCGGACGCGGCCCCGCCACGACCCCCACGAGCGGCTCCAGCGTCAACGGCACGAACTACTTCACGACGTTAAGTGTTGGGGATCAGACACCGCCGTCGCAGGCTGGCGATGCGCGCCCCTTCAGCCTCTTCTTACTCGACGGGATGCCGCCATTTCTCCAGCAGGGCATTCCGAACCCGGACGGAACCGATACGTGGTACTGGGGGCCGTTCGGGTTCAACGGCATCGCGGGAACGAGCATTCGCGATTGCTCGAAGATGTTCGAGAACAACGGGCGCGTGGTGGAGATCGAATGGCTGCCGGTTCCAAGCTCCAACACCCTGGTGGTGACGATCAACAACGGCCAGGAGGTCCTGATCTTTCGTCCCGACAATTCCGGGGTTGCGGTCGGGACCGGTCTCACGTATGCCTACACGCAGAACCTGAACGTCGTCTCCGGGCCGCTTCGGATGACTGGACAGAACGGATGGGCGCAGTTTCAATATCTGCCCATGCAGTTCTCGGCCACCGGGCAACTCTATAGCGAGGAGATCGATCTTCCGTTCGTCTGGCAGGGAAATGGCGGCGTGTACCTGCCGGGGGCTCAGATCCCTGACGGGGCGGGATTCGTCGGCAGCATCTACCCGATGGATAATACCGGGATACGGGTCAAGTACTATATCGAGGTCGCCGGTCCCGACCCCGTGGATGGATATGTATCCATTTCGCCCGTCATCCCGGCGATCCAGATGCGCATCCCTCCTACCTACTACGTCAATGCGACCATCAGCGCCCCGGTCGATCTTTCCAGCTTCATCGGAGAGATCGAGGAGCATCAGTGGTACGACTACCGAACGGGCCTCGTGCGCTCCCAGCTCGGGGTCAAGTTCGACAACACGAACGGGAATTTCTCGGCCTTTGACGGGAGCCATCGAGCCTGCTCGTTCTCCCGGTGGCTGACCTATACGGGCGGCGGCGGCCTCATGCAGCCCTACAGCGCTCCGGTGCAGTTTATGACCGGATGGGCGGGGAACGAGGCGAGCATCTGGAAGGCCGATCCGCGCCGGGAATTCGATATCGTCGTCTCGGACAACTTCTTCCCGGAGGAAACGAAAGCCTGCGGGCAACTCACCTATGGCGACGGTTGGTGGATCAATGCTTGGCGGCGGTTCCTCTTCAACATGCGGGGCCGCAGCGATGCGTTCATCTCGGATGACTTCAAGCTCTTCGATTTCGGTCCAAACCCGCCGGACTGCAACGGATTCAAGCTGCCGCTTGGCGTGGCGACCGCGCCCAAGGTCGCGCCTCACCCCGAAAGCAAGTTCCTGGATGCGTTGATCGAACTCAACGACATGGATCACTCGATCCTGTTCAATGACCCCTGGGGAGTCGCGCAGATCATGCCGTACAACCCCGGGGTTTACGTGACGCCCTTCCGGGGCTACTTCAACTACTCGGAATCCGGCGACATCAATAACATCGACTTCGTGACCTCCATGTGGCGGCAGCGCCGCATCATGATCTCGACGGGAGACCGCCGGACGGGGGTGGGATTCTTCGGCCCCGACCCGAACGCGGGACGCATCCAGGGGACGTGGCTTAACGCCGACGACATCTGGCCCGGGTTCACCGGGAACGTCGAGGGGTTCGCCAATCCGCTCGTGAAGGTGTCGAGCTGGTTCATCGATCCGGTATTCACGGCCTACTATGCCTGGTACGCGCTTCAGAAGGTGACGCTCCCGGCCGTCTGGGAGTGGTGCCAGGGCGCATACCTCCCTGGACTGTTCGCACTCGACCGCTACGCCATCAACGATACCGGCAGCGACCTCAACGGGACCGTCTTCCTCAGCGCCGAAGACATCACGAACCGGTGGTCGTTCAAGGACCCGTCGGTCTTCGGATCGACCACGCGGGGACGCTGGCTCTACAACCTGTAGGCGCGGCCAGATAGGGGCTGGGCAACCAGCGGGCGAACACCATGACACTCATCACCCCGGCGAGCATAATCACGACATACGGCGACCTGTCGCGCCTCTTTACAGACCTCCTCACTGCGACGGACCTCGCGAACCTGCATTCCCAGATGGTGCTCTCGGATCTCTCAGCAGCGCTCGCCTTGACGGACCCGAGCCAGTTCGGCGCTCATCTGCCGTATGCGCAGGGTCTTACCAAGTCCGTCGGGTCCATCACGGCCGCCGGAGCACCCGCCAATGTGACCTTCGGCGGCGCGGGTGTCGGCGGCGGCAGCTTCGGAGCCGGAAACGGACTCTACAGCCGCGTGGGAATCTTCAGCGGCCTCTTCAGTTTCTTCGAGGGAGAACGCAAGGCCATCCTGACCTATGCGACCCTGAACGGCATCCCATCGATCACGAACCTGACGACCTACGCCCAGTATTACAACAACCCGTCGAACCCGGGCGGCTCGGCCTTTCAGGTGCTCTACAACCCAAACTTCGCGGCACTCTACTGGAACGCCTACAATCAGGGCCAATACCTCGACCCAAGTGTTGTTTTCGCCCCAGCCGGGATAATCTTAGGTCACTTCGCCATCACGGGCACCAACGCCGGGACGATCAGTAACAACGCCGCGACGAACTGGCCGAGCGCCAATGGCTATTCTGCTCCTGCTCCGACCAATACGGGTGGACAAGGAACCACCGATGCCGGAACCTGGAGCAGCCTGACCACATACACGGTTTCATCCGGGGTTCTTACGCCTGTCGTTCTTTACAATGGTGTCTACTACGTCGCCGTGGCGACTTCGACAAATGTCACGCCGGGAACAAACCCATCTTACTGGGTGGTGAACACGTTCGGGAACAATCGGTACCTTGGCGGCATGCCGATGCCCCAGGCATTCGCGCCGATCCTGAACCCTGCCTGCAGCATCACCACGACCATCAATGGAACCTGCGTGGTCACCGTGACGGCGCTGAATCAAAACGGCGTTTCCCATACCTGGACAGCCACCATCAGCAGCGCCACGGCAGGATCAATCATCAACCTATCTCCTTCAACGGGAGGCGACCGGATGAACTCAGCGGTGACGGCGGTTTCGATTGCCGGGACCGCGACAGCAGGGGCATTCGATATTGTGACCACCGCAGAGCGTGCCCTGTGATTGTAGTACCGAGCATGGAGTCAGCACTGTGACGCTCGTTAAAATCCAACCGGGGGGCAGCCATACGTTCGAGATTGATCCGCCGAACGTGGCGTATCGGCTCGTCGGGTTTTCTGCAACGAACACGCCGCCGAGTGATTTCACGACATGGGATCTCTATGGGTTCTATTCAGCGGCCCACTACACGCAGAGTTCTCCCGGGCCGTTCACGCTGACACAGACAGGAGATGGATCGCCGCTCTCGGGACCGCCGCCGTTTTTTGGGACGTCGCCGGTTATGCTGGAGATCGCTGCGGACTCGACAGCCGATATCGATTACTGGGGCGGAGACTTCCTCGGCTACACGGGGCTCTCCCAACTATTCTTCAGCGACTACTATTTCCCGGCGCTGCAGGTCACGAGCAGTCCCGACCCACGGGATGCCGACAGCGCAATCCAGGCGTCGTTCCCCCTGGCGGTCGTCACGGATTTCAGCGTTGCGGCGACGGCTTCGACAATCAATGCCGGGGATAGCGTAACCCTGACCGTGACGCTCGCGAAGGCGGCTCCGTCCCACGTGCGTTTCTGCGTGACCCTCACGGCTCCATCGGTCATCACGTCCGATGGCACTACCAGCACGATGACCCCGGTGACGAGTTCCTCATTCATCGTCGTCGGGGCCGGGCTGACAACAGGATCAATCACGTTCTCATCGTCAGCATTCGGACCGGGCGCCATCGGGGCGACGACGACGGTCTATGTGGTGCCGTCCGATAACTCGGTTTTCGCCGGTTCGATTTTCGTTGTTGACGAATACCGGACGGCCGCAATCACGATCCTGACGCCCACGCCGCCTCCGTTCAACCCGGGTGGCCCCGGCGGCCCGTATTACGCATTCA